CCCCCGGATAAAAACCTACTCTTTCTTGGTATTTTGAAAGCAAAGGCATATCTCTTGCAACTTTACCTCTATTATATCGTTGTAAGAAATCATATTCTTCTTCTGTTATTTTGCTATAGTCTGGAGATCTTCTATTTTTAAAAGTGTCATAGTCACTAAGATATAACTTAGTAAAAATGTTTTCTAACATTTCAGATTCTTCTTCAGATAAATCAGTTACACTCAATGGCCCACCATCTGCAAAAGAAGCTATGCCTCCGTTTGCAAATTTTTTATTGTATCTAATACCAGCACCATTTATTTTAGGATTTACATAAAAACTTAATCCGTCATCTTGTCCATAAGTAAACTCATCTCCTCTTTTACTCATTGGTCTTCCTGTCATTTGTAAGACTCTATTAATTAAATCTTCTTCTGATTGATCTTTATTTATTGGTATTTTAATTCCAAGTCTATCTTCTAATTCTAAAATACTTCTGTCTTTTAACATTTGTTTAAGAACTTCCTCTTCGTTTCTTTGAGGTATAGGTTCCATGCCTGACATTATTCCTTGCATTACATCACCTTGCTATAGTCAACAGCGTAGTAACCGTTCTTAACTACAACTGCCTCTGGTTTAACTTCTAATACTTCTTGAGCTAGTACACCTTCTGTTGGCTCTGCGTCTATTCCAAGCTCTTTAGCTTTGTCATTCCAATCCCATGTGTACCAACCAATGTTAGGCTCAACGTCTGTTACTTTTTTAATATTAGTTTTTAATTCTGAGTCAGAACCAAAAGCACTACCTATAGTACCCACTGCTCCTATTATTTTAGAGAAGGTACTTGGATCTTGATAAGAAGTAGGGTTATTAACTGCCGCACCAGTACCACCAGAAATTCCTCCGCCTTGAGGTACTCCAGCAAGTAGTGCTTGACCTTGTGCCAATCTTTGCATTGGTTCACCAGCAAGTTGTTGTGCTCCTTGGAACTGTCTTGACAGTGCAGCCTGTTGAGTTGCTTGACCTTGCTGACCAAGTTGATTCAACATATTTATTTGGTTGCCTAGCATTCCTTGTCCTTGTTGTCCTAGACCTGCAATACCTTGACCTATCTGACCATACTGTTGTCCCATACCACTAGCTAATTGACCTAAGCCACCTAGTTGTTGTCCGCCTTGCATAATGTTAGAACCAAAACCACCTAAGGCTTGTCCTCTTTGTACTTGTTGTTGTCCTAGTCCAGCCATCTGACTACCTAGTGCGGCCTGTTGACCACCTATGGCTGCTTGTTGTCCGCCTAATCCTGAGAATAGTTGTGACTGTCTAGCTGCAGCATCTGCACCTTGTCCTTGAAATTGACCAAGTTGCCCTGCTCTCTGTAATTCTGTTGCTGATCTTTGTGAAGATAAATTGCCAAGCTGTCCTGCTATACCACTTAATAACCCTGCTTGTTGTGCTTGTCTACCTTGTTGTGCTTCAAAGGATTGTCTTGCAGCATCTTGAGCTCTACCAAATCCTTGACTTCTAAGAGCACCTACTGCCTCAGCGGCCCCTCTTCCTGTTTGTCTTGCTAATTCTTCTTGAGTTATTCTACCTCTTGATCCACCGAATGCACCAGCAGATACAGCTCTATCACGTAGGCCTATGTCTTGCTGTGCTGAACTTCTGTTTATATCTTCTAGTGTTTGTTGTACTACTTGATCTTCAAAAGGGTCATAGAAAGCAGATGAACTTCTAGGATCAAATCCTCTTGTGGCTCCAGCACCTGTCATTGCAGCCATACCTAATCCAGCTTCTGCTCTGCTAGGATCAAAACCAGCACCTCTTACTATTCCTTCTGATTCACCAAACTCAGGAGAAGCCATGCCTGCAAATTGACCAGCTCTTTGTAAAGAACCTAGTCCACCTGCTACAGTCTCAGCTCCTGTACCTATCATTCTTTCTGCTGCATCTGAGAATCTTCCAGCACCTCTTGCTAGATCAGATCCTTCTCTTTGAAAGCCCATGCCTTCTTCAATACCAGCTTGAGCTTGTGGTACAAATCCCATAGCTTGATCTAGTGCATCTTCTTGTCTGCCGTATAATCTACCAGCATCTTCTGTGTATGCAGAAAAATCTCCTAATCCACCTGCTGCTTGACGTGCTTGTATTTGTAATGGTGTAAGACCTGCTGTTTGTTCTATAGGTATATCTCTAGCTTGAGATATTAATCCTTCGTATTCACCAGGAGAGCCAAAGTAAGAAGCAAGAAGTCTTCTTGAGTAGTCCTCCATATATGGAGATTGAAATTGATAACCTGTTTGTGGAGTTGTTATAACCTCAGCAGCTGGCCCTGTTTTTGTTTTACTACTAAATAAACCCATTATGAATATTTCCTCATCATTTGTTCGCCTTCTTTTTGTAAGGCATACATTTGACGTGCACCTTCTAAGCGTTGTTGATATTCGTCTTGCGGATCAGCACCTGCTGCCACACCCATACCTCTAACTGCTTCAGCATTAACGACAAACTCACCATCGCTTAACATAGCTGGTATCTTGTCGCCACGCTCTCCACCTGGGCCTGTAATTAATTCGCTTCTATCTACAAACTTACCATCGGCCGCATATAACTGACTGGCTATTCTTCTTGGTTGTAGATCATCTACATAAGTAGCTTCTTTGGGAGGTGCTACTAATGGAGAGAAAGGAACTCCTTTCATTTGTGCATATAGTTTTGAAACTTCACTTGGGTAAAATTTGTAAGACTCTGGAGTTTTATCTTTAGCATCTACTGATATAGATGCACCAGGTCTAGTGTCTGAGTATGAACCTAAGCCACCTATTCCACTACCGCCTCCGCCGCCATAGCCTTGAGATATTCTACCAGCTCTTTGTTCTGCAAGCTCTTCTTCTGTTGGTGGAGTGTAACCTCCGCCACTATAACCACCACCTCCACCTAGGTAGTCTTTAATATATTGATCAATATCAAAACCTCCTGGGCCAAACTCAAATGGATCGTCTCCATATATATATTCTCTTTCATCAAAACTTATATTTGGCATACCGCCCATAGCAAATCTTTGTATACCTTGTCCTGCGTAGCCTCCATTTTTAAAATTTACTTTTGCAGCACCTGTTCCTAAAGAACTTTTTACTAATCTTCCTTGTTGCGTTTGTGGAGTGTCTGGCATCATGTTTGTGAAATTTGATAAGCCTGTTCTAATTAAATCTCTGTTAGATGCTTTTTCTTCTATCTCCATTCCATCTTCTATACTGACATCATTACCACTTGAATCTTTATATCCAGTTAAAACAGTAGCACCAGTTTCAGGGTCTACTTTCATGACGGGCTCTAAGTCTGTATTATTGTAAGGATTATTTGAATCGTTACTTAAATTAAATATTTTATTATCAAATTCTTCAAGATCTATTTGACCCTCATCTACTGCCTCGTCTATACCAGGTTTTTCTTGTGGGCCATAAGCTGTTGGATAAGGATTTGAACCAGTTGAAACAAAATTGCCATTCATATAACCAGCTATACCGCCGTCTTGGTAGTACATTGGCATACCGCCATTCATATATCCTGGTACATCATAGCCAAACTTGTCTTCAACCAAAGAAGGATTCTTCTTTGCTAGTGCTTGTATTCCTTTATTACCTTCTGATATTTTCTTCATAATTAAATTATATACAATATTGTTTTAAGTGTACCATTTTTCTACATCCCAGCCTTCATAAGAAGTGGTCACGTTAATTGATATGTTGCCGCCTGTTTGTACGGAAACAGATCCTAATGATGCAGCCATCTCGAAGCCTTGTGGATCCTTCGGAGTGTGTAACTGTATCCATTGATTGCCTATATATACTTGTAAAACACCAATAGATGTATTCCATATTACATCACCTGCGTTAAAAGCTAAAGTAGAAATTTGAGAATCATTAAACTGTGGCGTAGAGTTTGGATCGAATGATCCTAAGTTTAATTCTAGTATTCTAATAAGTCTGTTGAATACATTAGCATCAACTTCATTGCCTGCCTGCGGTAATCTAGTTGCAAGAAGCTTGGCCATTACCTTCTGCCGTCAGTTCTAACGTCAATCCTATTTGCTCCTAGTCTCCATTTAAAACCAGTTCTTAATCCTGTATCTGCATCATCATCTGACTGTATTCTAAGTACAAGCTGTCTGCCCCTAGCACGTGTAAAGGCTTGTTGAGTAGTGCTTGTAATATTGCTAGTTGAGTTAGTTGTTAAACTGTCGCCAGGAAAGTTACGAGTTTTTAATACAAAATTAATTTGACCATCTGTAGGCGTGGTGCCAAAGAACTTAACGTCTGGAATAATTCTTCCTATAAATGCTAACTGATTGCCCTCTTCTATATCTATGTCACCAGACTCTATAAATACATTATCCATAGGTGCTCCGTCATCATCATCAGTAAGTTCATGAGTGTATAAATATCCGTCACCATCACTATCTTTACCTGTAGCTCTAGGTTTTTCAAACACACCATCGTCCATCCAAGCTGTTCTTGAAAGCTTACCTATACTCCAAGCACCTTCTAGGTAGTTGTAAGTTACATAGCTATCTATCTCTTCAGAAGAGGATGATACATAAAACCAACCAACTTCATTAAATTCTCTGTTAGTAAAGGCTAATGTTTTAAATGACTGAGTATTATTAATATCATCTAATACATAGTTTAATACGCTACATACTAATCTTTTGACAGCTCCTGAGTAAGTATAGAATCCATCTCTAGCCATCCAGTAAACGCCATCGGGTGCATTAATCATGCCATTAGGAGATATAAGTCCTACGTTTTCATTAACTAGGTTTATTCCAAAAGTAAACGGAGCACCAATAAACTGCATACTATATAAAGAAGTATCAGTCCAAATAAGAATTTCTTGTCTTGATCTTAGACCACCAACTATCTGTGATCCAGATGACAGTCTTAGTGATCCTGCTGTATTAGTAGCTGTTGGCTCCCAGTTTGTAGCACTTTCTTGATCTGAGAAAGCTATAAGCAATGGATCTATAGCACCTGATCTAGCACTGCCCACTATAGGGTCTGCACCTAAAACAATAACATGCCTGTCAATATCACTTACTATGGTTTGTAAACCTAATGTTGGTGCAAGGTTAGCACCACTTAAAGTATCAATAGCTACAGCTCTACTAGATGTACCACCAGACTCATCCCAATAATAAATACCTCCAGCTCTAGGATTAAAGATAAGATCTTCACCAAAAGCATCATGTGACCAAAGCCTTAGCTGTCCTGTTTGTGATAAGGCACTAGCAGATCCCCAAGTACCTGAACCCCATGTTCCTGCACCCCAACCTGTTGATGGCACATATACATCTAGCCCTACATTTATCTGATAGGACGCGTCAACACCAGAACCACCATTACCACTATCACTAGAGTTTGCTGTAGCTGTTGCTGTAAAGGTAAATGTATCTGCACTTGGTACAGCAGTAACTTGATATTCTTTATTAAGTACAGCAGCAGTAATGTTTCCGCCTAAACTAACAGCACCACTAAAGGTAACAAAATCATTTACTACAGCACCGTGAGCATCATCTGTTGCTGTAATAGTTGTACTACCATCTGTTGCTGCAAATACAATACCGTTAGTAGTCGTAGCTCTAATAGGTGTCACATCAAAGTAATCTGATCCAGCGTTAACATAGTATTTAAAGGTTGTTCCTAGTCCTATATATTTTGTGTAATCTAAGTCGACCCAAGCAGTTAAAGCCCTACCTGTTCCTAGGTAAGAGCCAGTAACTGCTTTAGTCCAACCCCCTATTTTTTCTGGCAATCCTTTTCTAAACCTAACTAAATTACCATCAGACCATCCTCCCTTATCCATAAGATCAGTCATCTCTTTGTTGATGCCTGGAGTAAATTGTAATTTAGTTAACGGCATATTAAACCTCGTGCCACTCCTTACCTTCAAACAATAAAGCTTCTGCTTCTCGTCTTCTAATAAGCCCTTGTAAAGTTTTTCCGTTGGCTTTATTCCATCTTTTAATTTGTGCTGGAACTTCTTTCATATCACCTGCGTTTATTACTTTAAGCATAGTAGATGCTTTTAAATTAGAAGGCCCTAAATTAAATACCCAACTTACCAAAGCATCAAATTGATTTTGATCAAGATCAGAAGTTACATTGTCTTTTATATAACCCTCATACTCATCCATCTCATGTAGTAATAACTCATCTGCTTCTTCTTGAGTAAGAGTATCGCCTTTTTTAACGCCTTTAGTTGAACCATATCCTATTGTCCAAACACCAGCAGCACACTTGTATGCCTCTAATTCACAGCCTTCAAACTTTTTAATTAATGACAATCCTTCTTGCGATATGTTCATACTTTTACTCCGTTTCTTTTGTAGTGACTGTCTTATAATAGACAACAACTTCTTTAAGTTCATTTATATACCTCTTAAGTTCTTGCATATTATATGCCATGAGTTCGTAGTCAGGCACAGACATAGCTAAGAATACCACTTGACCTTGATCTTTCTCAACTCTTGTTAGGAACTCTTCTAAATTTTTATCTGATACTACATACCAGTAAGGATCTTTAAGATCTATTTCTCTAGGCATTATAGGTTGAACTATATTTCTTTCTATAGGCTTAGATATAACTTCTACCTGTTGTTTACTTGGTATCAGACTGCAACTGCAAGCCATCATCAAGACTGTCGATGCTACGACTATCTTCTTCAATGCTATCAAATACATTTTTAGTTCCTTTATTTACTCTTGGTTCTATTAAACCTGGTTTAGCTGCGGCCAACCTAGTTAAATCATGTCGTTTAAATATGTCAAGGTATCTTGACATCTCTTGTTCTATCTCTTGATTGCGTGATTGTATTTGTAACAAGCCTTCTGTTTGTGTGGCAAAATCATTTTGTAATGATTCTATTG